ACAGACAGCACAGCTGAAAAGGGATCGAGCGTTAAAGGCAGAGCAGGGCCTCTTCACGGTCACACTTCAAGATGCCGCGCTCACTTACACTGGGACCAAAGAACTGATCGGAGAACAGGGAAGTGCCGCAATTTCTGGGCAGGAAGCGCTTCTGTTCTGGCATCGGGTCCTGAAAGCTCAGCAGACCGCGATTGCGGTCAGCTTCCAACCTGCACGACTGAAAGCCGAAAAACGACATGTTGCGGAGCAGGGAAGCGTTTCTGTCACACTTCATGCTGCCGACCTGCGCTGGAGTCAGGAACTGCTGGCAGAGCAAGGGTCTGTCGCGATCGCGCTACAGGACGCGACGCTCACCTACACAAGCACAGGGAAGCTCACGGCCGAGCATGGAAGCGTCGCCACGACCCTACAGGACGCTCTGGCGCTCTGGCATCAACTACTCAAAGCAGAGCAAGCTTCCGTGGGGATGACCGCTCAAGCGGCGGCTCTCGCATCTCAAAAAACTTTCAAGGCAGAGTCTGGATCTGTCGCGATCACAACTCAGACCGCGAATCTCGACTGGAATCATGCGCTCAAGGCCGAACAGAGCGCAGTAAATTCTGTTTTTGAAGAAGCCGCTTTTACTCACGTTTCAATGGGCAAGATAACCGCAGGCCACGGGACAATCAGCCTGGCCATGCAGGACGCGTCCTTCACGGTCGTTCTCGTGCCGGTTGTCCCGGTGGCCGCACCCGTGAGCGCGGGATACGCCTGGCAGATCTCCGCCGTCCCAGCCGAGAAATCGGCCGTCGTGGCAGTGGATGGCGTCGAGGCGATCACAGACCTTCAAGACGCCGCGGTGCTCATTTCGACGGCCGCGAAAGCCGGAAGGATCAAGGCGAGGGCCGTGGCCGGCGGACCGGTCGCAGCGTCGACGGTTTCCAGGGCGGTTGTTTATGACCTTACGGCCAGGGCGGATACCAACGCGGGCCGGGTGCAGGCAGTGAGCGAAGAAGACACTGAGGAATTTCTGCGGACAGTCTCCCACATTCTGGACCTGGCCGCATAGGAGGGGGCAATGCCGTTACCGATGGAGTACAGGACATTCAAGGCGGACAAGATCGAAAAGCGAGAGGAGAACGGTGTGCAAAGAATCGTGGGTCACGCAGCCGTCTTCGACGTGGTGGCGGGAAACGGGTGGTTCAACGAGAAAGTGGCGAAAGGGGCTTTCTCTAACACCATCAAGCAGGACGATGTGCGCGCGCTGTTCAACCACGACCCGAATTTCGTCCTGGGCAGAAACACCTCCGGCACGCTCCGGATGCTGGAAGACGAGCAGGGTTTGTGGATCGAGATCGACCCGCCTGACACGCAATACGCCAGGGACCTGATGACCAGCATCAGCCGTGGGGACATCACCCAGATGAGCTTCGGATTCGAGATTTTGAAGGAGGAAAGACAGAAGGGAGAAAACAACGAGCCGGACCTTTTCACACTTCAAGAGGTGAAACTGTGGGACGTGTCCCCGGTCACCTTCCCATTTTACAAGGAGACGGATGTTTCGCTGCATGCCCGCAAGCTGTGGGCCGAAACAGAGCAGGCCGTCAGAGCGTTCCAGTCCAGGGGATGGCGGGTGCGCCGGCGCGAGCTCGATCAGAAAACCAAGTCATTTCAAAGGAGGTGGAAATAGATGGACAAGATCAAAGAGTTGAGGGCCAAGATCGAGGACAACCTCGCCAAGCTGCGGGGCATGCTCGACAAGGCCGACACGGAGAAACGCGATCTGACGGAAGAGGAGACGCAGGTCTACGACGCGCTCGACAAGGAAACGGACAAGCTCGGCAAAGACCTCGAGCGGATGGAGAAGCTCGCCGTCCAGACGCAGGCGGCCCAGGCCAGGAAAGAGGAGCCGTATCAGCCGGATTTCGGCAGGCGGAAAGCGGCGGCGCCGAAGGAGTTTTCCTCGTTCGGTGAGTTCGTCTACGCCGTCTGCTACAACCGGAGCGACCCGAGGCTCCAGGACCTCTACCAGAGCCGCGACCAGACAATGGGCGACGGGACCAAGGGCGGATTCCTGGTGCCGGAGCAATGGAGAGGGGAGCTGCTCCAGATCCAGCCCCAGGAGCAGATTATCAGGCCGAGGGCGACGGTCATCCCGGCAGGGGACCCACCGGACGCAAAGCTCACGATGCCTGCGCTGGATCAGACGAATGCCGAGAACATTTACGGCGGTGTAGTGGTGGCGGCCGTGGCTGAAGCCGGGACAAAGGGGGAGACGGACGTGAGGTTCAAGGAGATCTCCCTGGAGCCGACGGAGGTGGCCGGCTGGATCAGGGTGTCGGACAAGCTGCTCCGGAACTGGGGCGCTGCATCCTCGGTCCTTTCCACGCAGCTCAGGAAGGCGATCAACGGCTGGGAGGACTACAGGTTCCTGAGGGGCACCGGTGTCGCAGAGCCGCTCGGGATCATCAACTGCCCGGCCAGGGTCGTCGTGGTCCGGCAAACGGCCAACCAGATCACCTGGCAGGACATCAGGACCATGTACTCCAGGATGAAGTTCGGGGGAGCGCCGACCTGGATCGCTTCGCAGACCATTCTGCCGTACCTGATGAACATAGCGGACGCTGGGAGCAACAACCTTTTCGTGACGGCGTTCAACAGCGCGGCCGGAGCCGTTCAGACGACCCTGCTTGGGTTCCCGATCGTTTTTGCCGATCGGTCGCCTGCGGTGGGGACTGAGGGCGATTTGATCCTGGCGGACTGCTCCTACTACCTGATCAAGAACGGGAGTGGCCCCTTCGTGGAGGCATCGCCCCATGTGTACTTCACGAGCAACCAGACCGTCATCAAGGCGTTCTGGAACGTGGACGGCAAGCCGTGGCTTTCACAGCCGATCCCGCTCGAGGGTTCAACGAGCAACACAGTCAGCCCATTCGTGGTGCTGCAATAACTTCAGAAAAAAGGAGGTGTAAAACATGAGTAAATACATCGGCGAAAACATGAAAATCATCCCGCTGACGTTGAACACCAGCACCACGACCGAAGTGAGAAGCCAGGCGGTTTCTCTCAGGGGGGTGGAGCGCGTGACGGTCGTCTGCGGGTACGGGTTGGATCTGAACGTGCTGGATTCGGCGGCGCACGCTGAATCGTCCCTGGCGCACACGGCGACCTATCAGGTATATGTCGGTGACGCCACTCAGAACCCGGCGAGCTTCGCGGCCATGACGAGCGCGACGTGCGTGCTCGGGATGGCCACGGTCGGGGAGATCAACAACTGCCAGGAGATCCAGATCCAGGTGATCGGCAGCTGGGCGACGGGCAGCAACCTGACCATCGGATACGGCAACACGACAAAGACCTATAGCATGCACACGAACGCAAGCCTCGCGGACGACCAGCTGAGCGCGAGCGATTCCACGGAGTTCGCGGACGCGCTCGCCTCGGCCATCAGGCGGGATTTCCCTGGCCTTGAGCTGGTGGCAGGGACGACCGTCGGGTCTGGCGACACCAAAGCGTGGACCGGCATCCTCAAGGAGAAAGTCCAGGGGAACGGCCTCATCAACGCGCTGGTGACCGGCCAGGCGGCGTCCACGTCGGCAATAGGCAACGTCAACATCTTCAGGCAGGTCGGGCTGATCGAGTTCACGCCCGCCCAGGTGCTTGCGACCAACAGCTGCTACACGCAGTTCGCGGTCGGGATCGACAGCTCCTCGACGGTCAGCAAAATGACCGCCTACGCGGTCCTGGAGACAGGGTACAAGGCGGTCGCCGGCAAACGCATCAGGCCGGTCGGCTAGGATAAACACGAAAGGGAAAGGGGGATATTGAAAATGGCAAAGGGCAAGACGGAAGTGAAACCTGAAGCAAAGGGACCGGATAAACCTTTGAAGCGGATCGCCGTCGTGGGGTGCTCGGACACGAAAGTCCTTGCGCCCTACGACGACACCAGCTGGGACATCTGGGCCATGAACAACGCGTTCGTATTCACTAAACGGTTTACAAAATGGTTCGAGATCCACCCGATCAAGTTCGAGAACAGGAGATTTTACAGGCGGCAGCTGATCAAGCCCGGCGTGTTCAAGTGGGCCGACAATTTTCGCGGCCAGCCCATGAACGATTACATGCAGTCGCTGGCCAACCTGAACGTCCCGGTCTACATGCAGAAACACTGGGACGTCATCCCGAAAAGCGTCGAGTACCCGCTCAAGGAAATCCTGTCCAGGTTCGGCAATTACTTCACCAACTCGGTCAGCTACATGATCGCCATGGCGATCAAGGAGATCGCCGAGAGCGGGGGCAAGGGGGAGATCGGGTGCTGGGGAGTCGACATGGCGACTCAAACCGAATACGGCCCCCAGAGGCCGTCGTGCGAATTCTTCCTCGGCATCGCGGCCGGAATGGGCATCCCGATCACGATCCCGGCCGAGGCGGACCTGCTCAAGACCAAGTTCCTCTACGGGTTCCAGGAGCGGGAGCAGGTGGCGTGGGAAGCGAAGATCATGCAGATCCTGGGATCGATGGAGAAACGGCGGAACGACGCCCAGGCGAAGTTCGAGATGAGCCGCAACCAGATCCAGCAGTACCTGGGCGCGGAGCAGGCGATCAAGGAAGTGCAGAGGATATGGTCCAACCTGCTCGACCCCAAGATATGGAGGGATGCCTCATGAGATGCCTCTCCCTGTACTTTTTCAAAACAGAGCGGGGCGACTGGGTGCAGCCCGGCGCGGTCGTGGATCTGGACCCGGACGAGGCGGCGCTGTACCGGGCGAGGGGCCTGGTGAAAGCGTACCAGACGGCCATGTCGTCCCCGCCGGAGACGCGGGTCGTGGAAATGCCGAAGCGACGGAGGGACAAACGTGCCAGCGCTTAGACTGATCACTGACGCTACGGCGGAGCCGGTGAGCCTGGATGAAATAAAAACGTACCTGCGCCTCCAGGCGACTTACGAGGAGGAGGACGACCTGCTGAGCCGGTTCATCAAGGACGCCCGCAAGGAGGCTGAGAACAAGACTAAGCGGGCCTGCATGCCTCAGACCTGGAAGCTGTTTCTGGACGATTTCGCGAGCACGATGATCCTGCCCATGGCCCCGCTCAGCACGGTGAGCAGCCACGTCGTGATCACCTACCTGGACGAGGTGAGCGGGCACTCGACGACTCTGCCGTCAACCTACTACACGGTCGACTACGACAGCGAGCCGGGCCGCGTCCGCCTGGCCTACAATTCGGACTGGCCGGGGGTGTACCCGGTCCAGAACGCGGTCCAGATCCAGTTCGTCGCCGGGTACCCGCTGTCGTCGGCGACGGATGCGGACGCGGACACGACGCCCGAGGGGATCGAGGACTGGATCATGCTCAGGGTGGCGCAGAAGTACGAGCACAGAGTCCCGATGATCGAGGGGCGCATTTTAAACACCATCGACCGCAGTTTCGTCGACGGGCTGCTGGACGAGTATGTGCTGATCGAGGTCAACCCGTGAACCCAGGCAGGCTCAGGCATCTCGTGACGGTGCAGAAGCAGGTGGAAACGCAGAACGCTTACGGGGAGCCGGAAGTGTCCTGGTCCGATGTCGTCAAAAACGTGTGCGCGGAGATATTGCCGATAAGGGGGAGGGAGTACTGGGCGGCCAAGCAGATCAACGCCGACATCGAGGCCAAGGTGGTGATGCGGTACAGGTCGGATGTGACGGCGAAAATGAGGCTGCTGCACGGGACGGACGAATACTACATCGACTCGATCATCAACGTGGAGCAGCGGGACAGAACGCTCGAGCTGATGTGCACGAGGTCCATCGAGTGATCGAATTTACGATGAACATAGACACGAGCCGGGTGAAAGAGGGGCTGAGCCGGTTCCCCGATGAGGTGGCAAGGAAGGTCCTCCGAGGCGGGACATTCGCCGGGGCCAAACTGGTGCGCGACCGCGTGAAACACGGGGCCCCGATCAGGCGCGAAGGGATCAAGGGCAAATACTACGGGAGAAGCGGTGACACCAGGATCAGGTACCCTGGGTTTCTCAAACGGATGATCGGCGCGAAGTATTCCCGGGATAAGTCGAACAAAATGCAAGTGATCTATAACATTAAACCGATGGGGGCCGCGTTTTACGGGTTTTTCGTCGAGGGAGGTCACCGGGTCGGCAAACGGCCCAGCAAGTCAAGGATAAGGATGGGCATGGACAGCAGGGGCTGGGTCCAGCCCTACCCGTTCATGGAGCCTGTTTTCAGGAACGCCGCCAACGAAGCGGTCGCAAGGATGAAAACAACGATGGAAACCGGGATCGTCAGGGAGTGGAAAAACACAGTGAACAGGGAGCTGTTCTAGGGGTTCGCTCGCCCCCAGCACCGTGATCCCCGCCATCTGATCTTGCCAGATGGAATTTCCGCGGCGCGAAGGGCGAGCACTTAAAAGAAAGTGACAAAGATGCAAAGGGACAAAGAAACAAAGGATAAAAACAAAAAAGCATTTTCTGCTTTGTGCCTCTGTGCCTTTGTGCCTTTGTTACTGGTGTTCAAATGATTGAAACGGAACTCTACACGGCATTGACGGGAGACACGACCATCTATGCGGCGACAAGCGCCAGGGTGTATCCGGTCATCATGCCGCAGAACGTGACGTTTCCTGCGATCACCTACGAGAGAATCTCGGCGCAGAAGATGAACGGGCTGGCAGGATACCTCGGCATGGACAACGCGCACATGATGGTGAACATCTGGGCCACCCGATACGATACGGTGAAGGAGCTGGCGGAGGACGTCCACGACCGCATGGACAAAACGAGAACATTCAGAGCCATCCTGATCAACGACATGGACGGTTACGACCAGGACACGGG